GTCCATGTATCTGTAGGATCAGTCTCGTCCTCCCATTTAAATCTACCACTTGCTGTTAAGCTGGATGTTATTGAAATAGCAGACGCACCGCTTCTTGTTACTGCAGAACTTGCTGTAAGTGCAGAGGTTAAAGGTATATTAATCGCACCTGTTACACTTCCTTCACCACCAGATGTTACACTTGATGTTGCAGTAATTGCAGCGGCACCAACAGCCGTTACATTTGCACTTGCAGAAACGCTAGAGGTTGCAGAAATAGCAACAAGGCCAGCTTCTACGCTTACATTCTCACCATATATACTTGTGCCATAGGTGCGTAAACCGTAACCCGTTCTATAACCATCTGATTGTGCATACTTTTCTGCACTTGCACTAACGCTAGATGTAAGAAAAATATTAATTAATGCATCGCTTACAACATCACAACTAGCTGTAACGTTTGCACTTGCAGCAATTGTAGATGCACCAACCTTAACAACCTGTGCACTTGCAGAAACGCTAGACGCTAAAGTTATCGTTGCAGAACCGTCAATGGCACCAGAAACACCGAATACACCAGTGCCAAATGTGCCAATGCCGAATCCTGATCTATACGGCATTAATCAAGCGTAATGTCTATATCGCCAGCAGGAATACGGAAAACATCTCCTGTGCCAATTGCTTTTGATACCGATAAAGCACTATGTGCAATTAAATTGCCGCTAGAGGACGCATCAAATATACCAATGTGACTTATCGTACCCCAAGAACCTGTTGCAGCCGTAAACTCGATTGCACCCGAAGTAGTTGCAGCATTGCCTGATACAGTAAATGTAGCTGCCTTACGTGTGTAACTATTACCAGATATTTCAGTTGCGCCTGACCCAGTATCCGTAGGATCAGCAGTAAATAACCCAACATACCAAGCTGTCGGCCTCGTTACGCTTGTTGTCGTAAACACGTAGTTTAAAACGTGTGTTTCAAATGTATCGCTAAAACTCATAAATCACTCCATTAGATGCATCTACGCCACACTATAGCGCATTTTTTTAATTTTAGTAAGCGGCTATCTTCATCCTTAAATTACCACTAGATTGTCGTGTTCTATTGCTAGAACTATTTAGGCTTGCAACTGCCCCTGCGTAAGCAGAACTCCAAACAGGTATCCTCTCATCGTCAGATAAATAAGGTGCAGCCTGCAATAATGACCCATACAAATATGCATCTGGGGCTGTATCAAGCAGCCAATTAGAAGTGTTGCTATCTGACAACGGATCAATCTTTTCATAATACACAAGCTCAGTTGCATAAGATGTATCGGGCGTAGGGTGTAATTCAAACGTATCACCCACATGCGCGTAATATTTTGGCCTACCTGCAGTATCCAGATTGCTTGCACGCCTTGCGCTTAAATCATCAATGCTGACCATCTCCAATCTATATGTATCGCCTGTATTTAGCGTAAACCTAATTGTCTCAAGCCAGTTGCTCGGCACTTGGCTATATCTGCTGTCAAGATTAGCATTACTACGCTCTATCATCTTGTAATGCCGAACCTCACGTTCCATCTGATGTTCAGCAAGCGTAATAAAATCAGGGATAACTGTAGTTAAATCACTCCTGTTTAGCCAATCAGCTATGCTTGCTTTAAGTTCTGCGAATGTTGTAAGTGCCATCTAGCATCTCCATCGTTTTCTAGCTTGCCGCAAACGACTATTCGGATTTTTGGCTGCTTTGGGAAACTTCTTCATCTGACCTGCTGACCTAGCACAATATGACTTACGCCTTGCCTTTTCCTTCTCGGTCAAGTTTTTTTTCTTTGTTACTGCGCCTTGCAGCTTAGACTTTGGATTAGCTGCCCTGTGACGCCTAATCCCTGCTGGGGTCATACCTGCACCGTCTTTTGTCTTACGGTAGTTAGGACTTTTACCTGTCGTAGTCCTCCGTATGGCCTTTTGTCGGGGCATTACATACCCTTCATATAATCAGGAAAAGTAGCAGTGCCACCGCCTAATAAATAATCTCTATACATTTGTTGAGAAATAGTAGAGCGCAACTCCATAGGAATAGTTTCCATCATTTGATTAAATCTTGCTAACTCTGCATTAGGATCACGAACTGGCGCAGCAGGCATACCACCAACGCCACGCTCAGGCCGCACCATGTTTTGCTGCGCTACACTTGGCGGTGCATAATTAGGAAAAGATTGCTGCGGCATAACAGGCATCTCAGGTATAAACTGATTAGACTGTGGAAATGTCCTTTCACGCGGCTTCATATCTTGCGTAATCGGCCCAGCATCATATTGTAACGCCCTTATCACAGCAGGGGTTGCGGCTGCTTGCTGTGGCGTAATCCCTTGCTCTGCAAAAAACTCATCTCTCGCCTCACGCCTTGTCTTATCCTCAGAGCCATACGGATTAATCGGCATAAGGTTTGCCAACATGCTAAAGATACCGCCACCCTCGAACTGATTACCGAGCTGACCTGCGCCACCACCGTCAATCATATCAAGAAAGTCTAAAAATTTAGCTCGGTCTGCCATCACTTCTTACCTTTTTTTCTAGCACGAAGCTTTTTAAAATCTGCCCCTGTAATCTTATTACGTGGTTTTGCAACTGCAGCAAGTTTCTTCTGCTTAGCGCTATACTTACTCATCGGCATTACTTCTTACCCTTCTTTGTTTTCCAGCTTATTCGCTTTGGCCCCGTCTTGCGCTTGGCCGCCCTTTTAGCTGCAGCAGACTTTGATTGAGCTTTAGGGCGGCAAGCTGGGTAAGGTCTCCCCTTATCCTTCTTTCCGCTGCGACCACATTTTTTCCCTGTCTTAACATCTCGCCAATCTTCTTTAAACCACTTTGTTAAGCCACCTGTCGGCTTCCTAGCCATTAGTACTTACCACCACGCTTCTTATACTCTCGCACTAACCAAGCACTTGCATAAGCCGACGGAAAAACCTTAAACTTACGCTTAGCTGCAGCCTTAACCCTCGCATAAAGCTGAGGGTTTTTAGGCTTTGGACTAGAGTACTTGCTTTTCTTAGCAGCCACTATCTACGCATCTTTTTCTTAGTTTTAGCTTTTTTCTTCATTGCTCTGGGTTTCATCGCCATGTCATTCTCCTTTTTCTATCGACAACAAGCGCCTCATACTCAGCGCTGGGATATGCTTCATAATAGCCTAAAGGATCAAGTTTGTCACTTGCATTTATAACAAGCTCCAAATCCTGTATAAACAACATGCAATATTCCTCATCAATGCTGCTTTCCCACTCATTATCAAACAAAAAATCTAACTCAGCATCCTCTGCACCGTAATCAGGATGAAACTGCATACAATGCAACGCAACAAACCTATGGTTTAATCTCTTGGTAAACTCAGCAAACTCAGTCATATCAGGCAAATTATATGACGCCAAAATAACCAAATCCTTATCAAACGCATCAAAATCAAAGCAATACTTATCAGCCTGCAGAATAATATCCTCAAGCTCAACAACCATCACCTTGTCTTGCTTCCACGCCTGTTTCGCATACGGACAAGGCGGCATACCCTTTAAATACTTACTCGGCTGCTCCAAAACCTCGCGTGACCAACTTCGTAAATCACTCTCAATACTAGGCAATGCCACGCAAGTTCCTTCTTATCTCGCCGCGCCAAGAGCTAAACTTACCAGATAATGCAGTTGCAGCATCGCTTGCCATCGTCAAACACAACGCATCAGCTAAATCAGGTGACTGTAAACCACGCTTACGCATCTCATCCTTTGACTCAGCTTTCATCTTGCCACTAGAAGTAAAACTATACCTAATACTGGTCAATTCAGCGATAAGCTGGTCATTGCTCGGCAATTTACAACTACGATCCTCAAGCCAACCCTTTGTCTTAAACCAAAGCTCACTCCGCAAATTCAAATATGTTTCGCCCATGCTCGGCGCTTCTGCAACATTCACACCACGCACAGGCAACTCCAACTCCTGCAGACGATCTACCACGCCAGAACCAACGCCAATACTATCCACCAATATCTCTCTTGGCCTGCGACTATCAGGCAACCCCTCATACTCCGCAACAACCCTGCCCACAGTCTGCATTAAATCCAAACCACGCCAAGACCGTACCTCCGTCACAATCGGACCCTGCCTCTTACACAACGCCGTGCTATCCGTGCCAAACCTCGCCACATCCAAGCCCCACACAATGCTTGTCTCCTCACTCACCTGCACATCCCTGTGCTGTGCAGACTCAGCAAGATGAAACGGAATAATCGTATCATCGTCGGCAAGCGGAAACTCGCCTAGCACACGAATACGAAACGCATTGCTCTCCTCGCCATAGCGCAACCGCATCTCATCGATAAACTCATCACTCACCAACGGACTATCCACACATGACCAACGGCGTGTCCACCAGCTATCAGCCATGCGCGTCTGACTTTCATAAAACGTACCACTGCTCCGCGTAGGGTTGCTCAACATAATCGTAGTCGCATTATGACCTGACATAGACCCAGCCGCAGCCTCAAATACCTTCTCAGGCACACCACTGGCCTCATCCACAACCAACATCACATGCTCAGAGTGCACCCCAGCCAGCGCTTCTGGCGTCTCGGCTCTACTGGTTCTCGCCGAAATAAACATCTCACTTGGCGCAGAATTATGCTCCACACGATCCGACTTCACATTCAGCACAGACTGCAAATGCGGCGGCAACTCATTAATCCAGCGCTTCATCTCTGCAAACAAAGCATCAAATAACTGGCTAGACGTGGGGGCTGTAACCACAACCTTATTCGGGTAATGCATCAAAAAATACCATAACATCGCCCAAGATGCCGCCGTTGACTTGCCCGTACCATGCCCAGACCTGACGCTAATCTTACGCTCACCAGACGCAATCGCATTCAAAAACTCAGCCTGATACGACAATGGCTTTACGCCCAGCACTTCCTCAACAAACAAAGCAGGTGCCTTAACATAACGCTGGGTAAAATCCAGCATCGTATTGCTGGCTAAATCATTCACCCTGCACAACCTTCATCTTACGCAAGGCATCCAAATGCAAATCACCAATATTAATCTGCACATTCTGTTGCCCAGCATTGCCATACTTTTGCCTATTATAAGCCATCGCCATAATATTATGCTGAGAGGCATAACCCTTTGCAATGCCCAAATCTATCTGACTAACATTGGCCTCGCTTGCATCACGAATGCCATCCTTGGCTTCTTCAACCTCACCCTGCCTGCGCTTATGCACCTCATCAAGATACTCAAAGCTTGCCTCTGCATGCGCGTCAGCCACCAAATGCTCAACTTCTTTTATCGCAGGGGCGTAACGCTCATCCTTCATCAGCAAACGGCGAAGATACCCACGATCTAACCCTATCTCACGCGCTAACTGAGGGATTGTCTTGCCTGCCAAAAGCGCCTCCTGTAGCGCCTCTGGGCCGCCACGACTATCTAACGCAGCAAGCGCTTTGCGCTTCATTGGCTTACCTGCCATGCTATGCTCCACGTTTGTTTCGCAGAAATATTACTGTGATATTGCTGCAAAAGCAATGGGGGCATGGGGGGCTACGCAATGCCTAGCTGGGAGGATACTAGGCACGTATGGAGAAAAACGTAGCCCTGCGAAAAACATAACACAAAATTTGGTGTGTGAGAATGTATAATAATAATAGGGGTAGGGGTGGGGGCTAGACGGGGGGGTCAACAAAGCAAAGCCACCAGAAAAGACGGATCATATTCATGTATTGCAATGTATTAATATGATAGTTCGTATAATATGAATTATGTTAACAAAAGTAAAAAAAACGGTACTACATTTAGTATGTGCATTGCTTGTTTATCTATATCTTGATTAGGCACTATATGTAGTGCTTTTGCACTGCTAAAACTGGCTTAAATATTGCCAGTTTAATTCTTAATTGTACTTATTTTGCCAAGGTATAAACAATAAGAAACAATAGTATTGCTTTTGTTTTAATTTTGTAGTATTCGCGCGCGCCCGTGCGCGGCTTGTGCTTTAGTGTGTTGTGTGTCGTATTTTTCAATAAATGTTTTTTTATAAGTTATTGATTATATTACTTTCTTTTTTCTTGCATATCATAATTATATGATTATGATACTTATATAAACATAAGATAGGGAAAACCAATGGAAACAATTACTTTAGAACTACCTGACTTTTGGGCAACCGCACTGTTTTATGATGATACTAGCAGTTTTGAATATGACGATGAGAAAGCTTTCCATGATTTTTGCCATTGGGCTGTTATCAATTATGGAACAAGTGAGCCAGTTGAAATGGACGAAGAACCACATTTCAGTAAATTTCACGATGCAACGCAATTCGGAGTTCTGGCTTGCAACATTCACCGTTACACTTTTATCGTGAACAACGGCAACCCAAAAACTAGCGCCAATGTAACTCTTGCTCATACATTAAACTCTTGATGCATCTGGGGCAGTGTTGCGGCACTGCCTACACATGCACCAAGCATGACAACAATAAGAAAGGGAAAACCAATGGAAATTACACAACAAGCAAAAGATATTGCAGAAGAGGCAACAAGGCTTCCAAATGATATAAACGGGAATCCTAGATATTATGTTTGGTATTATGCTTTTGACGGTATTAGACCGCCATTTGCAAACATGTATCGCGGCAAAAAGTACGGCGCTGGCTGGGTTTTTCAGTCATATAATCTTGCTGATACAATCCAAAAATCATTAAACCAAATTAACAAAGAGGGATAGGACCAATGACTAAAGTACACCATACAGTTTATAAGCCACGCTATGAAGCTTTCATTCTTGACCATATAGAACGAGATAATGAAGAAAAAAAGCTAACTACTAGAGCAGAAAAGATTGCTCATATCTTTAACCGCTTTTACAGAGAGCGCGGCCATGAAATAGCTAGGCTAGGCAAGCATAAAGCTTTAATTGAGTGGCTCCAAGGTATTCCGTTTGGCTTACCATGCTATAATAATCAGATAATAGACTTAGCTATTGAAATGGGTTCAATTGATGAAAACCCTAGCGACAAGTTAGTAAGTAGAGTTTTAGAGGGTTACTATCCATTTATGGCAAACATTCTTCTAAATATGGAGAGGTTAAACAAATGAATACCCCAGAAATACAATTCTTATTAGGCTTTATTACATTACTATTTTTTACATTTACTACAATTTGTGCACCGCACATAATTCAATACTTAGGGAGTTAAACCAATGACTAAAGAACATTTTCAAAACGAAGCAAAAAAATATATTGCAAACGCTAAGACGCTTAACTCAATGAATGCGGATCAAGTTAAGGCAATAAAGGAATTACAGAAAACGCTTGAGCATGTTGTGAGCATGTTGCACGATTGCCATGACCTTTATGTGTCAGACGTTGGTAAGTTAGAGCGCGGTTATTATTTATTAAATAATTCTTTTGGTACAGAACCGACAGAATGGGAACTCGAAAGGTTTGCTGAGTACGGCATTCAGTGGCCGCCTAAAAGTAAAACCAAAGCAAAATAATTCAACTCATTTCCCCAACTAGGCCGCGTTTTAAGCGGCCTTTTTTTATTTCCTAGCCTTTCCCCTACTTTTTTTCGTTTCGCTTACTGGTGGCGCTAATTTCGCGGCCTCAGCATAACAAGCGGCATAACCTGCCAAGTCTAGAGCGCCGTCATAGTCTGGCTTGTGCGACAACCGAGCAATCTTAAGCAATGCCATCATAGCGCATACATCATACGGCTCTATACTCTTGCGGCGCTTAAGGTAAATATTCCACAATGCCGCGATCTGTCCGAAATTGCTTTCTATGCTTCCGTAATCCTCAGAACGCTTCCCATGCAAAATCTTGTTTGCTTCATCAAGTAACGCTGCTCGTATTGTTTTATTCACTGCCCTAGTTCCCTTTTAATCTGCATGGCTCTAAACTTCATCGCTTGCTTTTGTTCGTCCGTCCAACTTGGCAGCTTTACCCCTAGCACCTTCGAGCGATTCCAAAAGCCACGCAATTCATCCAAATCTGTTATACTCGCAAGTTTGCTTTCAAAGCTCTGCAGCCTGCTAAATTTATTAGTTCCATGCGGCACGATTCGAGCCTCTCCAG